GGCAAGTACTCCCTTAGACCATACAGGTGGTGGGAGACAAAACTGCGCATACAAACCCTGCGCAGGACAAAGAAAAGTCTAAAAACAAAACAGTGATCACACAAATCACTGGACTACAACGTGACCCCGGTCAAGGCGGTCCACCCTTGGGTGTGCTAACTAAGAAACCCCAAACGCTCAATAGCGCTTGAGTTTGGGAACAACTTCAACAGCGTCATCAACCCTTATCATTTTCATGTCGTCATTGTCAATAATTTGACGAACCATGTTTTCCAACTTGATTTGGAAAGGACTTGTAACGCTGTATAATTGGGGAAAAGCGAATATAAATGTATCAGTTTTACCAGCAGTCAACCCAGTGGCTGAAGTTACAGTGATTTTATTAGCGATGCCGATGCCATTCTGCGACACATTATAAATAAAAGTCGTCAAATTGGTTCCACCAGCAACAGCAGTAATGGAACTCACCGAAGAATCCTGAAACAAATTGCTTCCATTTGATATATTTGCGCCGATGGACAGCGAAATACCAGCTGTTTGTGCACCCGCCGATGTCATTAGCACCAAATAACTCCCCGCATAAGGAAGAGTAAAGGTATTATTACTAGTGACTACCGGCAAAGTTGAGGTGGTGGAAACAACACCACCACCAGTGCCAAAGAATGTACCATTGGCAGCCGTGCCCAACGGAAATTCACTAAGGTGCGCATACTGAACATCACTGCCAACTAATTGATCAGGCAGTTTTGGTTTGTACAGAGTGACATCATAAGAGACCCAAAGCTCACCAACATTTGCGGTGGCTTGCATTCCGACAGTGGCTAATTGGAAAACGCCCAAATCATACAAACGTTGATCAGAATTCAACTCCAAACTACCAGTGCGAACATAAAGTTCACCTAAAGCATTTTGTCTGGGGTCGCATTCAATACAATGTATTTGACTCATTGATGGCGTTCCACTGTTTGAGAATTCAAAGGCCTCCATTTGGACTTTGGAGGTGAAATTTGGCTCAACGGAATTATAATTCGTTGACATTATCAAGGTCCCAAGGGCAGTGTTAGTTGAATTCAGTGCATTTGCACTCGTTGAATTGAAATAAAACACCAGCCCATGAAATTTGTATTCTTGGAAATTTTGAGCCAAGGAAGATAAGAAAGGGAATGTATTGTATAAACCCGGATTAATAGGGAAAGAAGAATTTGTGAATGTTGCCGACCCGGATACGTCAGTCAAGTATTCACGGTGTTTGATACGCATTGATCCTGAACCAAACGTTGGGGCACCTGAGTTCATCAAGCTATTGCTGCGAACCTTATAAGCCCCCATACCAGTGATGGAACCCAACCAATTACCGACCTTTTGACCGGCGTCACCAAATCCAAACATGCTGCCCGCTGCTCTACCAATGCCACCTAACAACCCCGGAACCAACCCTTTAGAGGATGGGCCACGATTATCTGGTATTGATTGTGATGGACGCGGGCGATTTTGTTTCTTTTTACCGGCCTTTTTCCCTTTGTTTTTGTTTTTCCCTTTACCATGCTGCGGTTTGGGCCCAGGATTTTCTTCAATACCCACCAACCGCTCTCCACCGTTTGCTAAAGCCGCCGTCAATGACTCAACCAATTCAACATCGAAAGGACCACTCTCATTATAAAATAAAGGAATGATCGGATCAAGTTGGATAATTGGAATCGAGCCACACTGATCTTGTGTACCACAGGACTCCCAACGGCTACCAAGTTCTGGCGACTTTGGCAAATCCTCGCCCAAAACCACGGGACTGGAAGGTTCCGTGGGGAGAGTAATGAAAGAATCCAATGGAGAAGGCGTCGCTGACGCTCGTAACAACTCCCCATAAGCCGCGTCTAAGCTCAAGGAAAGAAAATGTTCAAATTGCACGTGTTGTACGGGTGAATCTTGGTCCATATTATGCAATTTGCAACATCCGGCGTATCCGGGCCGGATCGGGGGTAATTTATTTAACGACCGCCCAAGGTCACGGAAACTATTCGTTGTAATGCAGTTTAAAGTCATGCTTAGGACATTTAAAAAAGCGACCAATCATCAGAAGTGTCTAGGTTATCGACCTTTATCGCCTGTAAAAAAGGGGGAAAATTGTGAACAACTGGGAGTGAAGTTATTAATGACAACAATTTATTATATTCCACCAGGTCCTCCCGATGCAAATTATACCGATGGTGTAGCAACTCCCAGGTTGCATCGACATCGGTTGCTTGCGTCGTTTGTGGGACCCAATCAACGAATCTTTTATTTTCCATACGGGTTGGAACTACACCATCAGTTAATTCCAAAATTTTGTTCCAATATTCCCGCAAAAAGGGGATGTGAGTAACCTGGGGCGCTCTTCCTAATGCATCGCCCCGCAACATCCCCCGTAATCCGATTTCCGTATAAGTGGGGGGGTCTAAAAACCAGCACTGTCGCAACACCCAACGCCCCAACTTGGGCCCCAATATAGTGCCATGGGATGATGGCCACCATAAAGCGGAGCAAAATTCAGTATCAAAACGAGCCGTAGGCCCACTATTTATTTTAATCTTATACTCATAACCCAACTTCAAACTTATCATGGTTTGGAATTCTTCGGGGGGGGGGGGTAAAGTCGAAATATCACCTGCATCATCACCAGAGGCCGTCATGTAGGCGTCCAAATGGTCCATCGTATCTTGTGCAGATTTCAATTTGATTTGATTTATTGCCAACTCCTTTCGCTCCTCCAGGAAATCCTTC